TATCTTCAGATGATGGATTTTTACATTAATTTTGAATTGGATTCAGAATTTAATGAAAGTGTTAAGTCTCCTATTCACGAAGATTTCTCATACTCTTCATTTTCTGAAGGTGAAAAGGCAAGAATTGATTTGAGTTTGCTGTTTGCTTGGCGTGAAGTTGCAAGAGTCAAAAACTCCGTAAATTGTAATATTCTTTTATTTGATGAAGTTTTTGACTCTTCTCTTGATGGTTTTGGTGCCGATGAATTTTTAAAAATTATTAGATATGTAGTTAAAGATACTAATGTTTTTGTAATTTCTCATAAAACAGATCTTCAAGATAAGTTTGATTCCACTATTAAATTTGAGAAGAAAAGTGGGTTTTCATATAAAACTGAACTTTAGTATTTTATAAATAATTATAGTTCAGTTCTCATTTAGTTCAGTGTATAGTCTTTATTGCATTGAGAATAAAATTACAGGGCAAAAATACATCGGTATAACTTCTCTTAAACCAGAAGAAAGGTGGAAAAAACATCAGTATGCATATAAAACTGAAAAAAAGAAAAATGACTGTCCCAAATTTTATAATTCTATTAGAAAATATGGGATTGAAAATTTTGAACTATCTATTTTGGAACAAAGTGAAGATGCTTCTTATATTGAAAACTTAGAAATAAAATATATTTCTGAAAATTCTAATTTACTAAATGTTTCTCCTGGTGGTGGAGGAATGACTATACATTCGGGTTGGAAACATTCTCTAGAAACCATAGAAAAATTAAAAGAAAAAACACCACCTATGTTGGGTAAAAAACATTCTCAAGAAACTATTGAGAAAATGAAAGGTGATCCTAGAAGAAAAAATTCTGGAGAAAAAAATGGAATGTATGGAAAAACTCATAATGATGAGTTTAAAAAGAATATGAGTTTAAAAATGAGTGAAAATAATCCTATGAAAGGTAAAACTCATTCTCCAGAGACAAAGGAAAAAATAAGGCAGGCAGCACTAAACAGACATAGAAATAAGACACTTTCTCAACTGGACTCCTTGACTTCTGAAAGTATAGATAGTAATGTGTCCTCACAAGCACAAGACTAATGAACACTCCAAATTGGCAACATCACAGCAAAAAGGAGCAGAAGCGTAAACTGAAACCGCAAGCACTCCGACAAGCAAAGGCAAGACGCCAAGCACTCAAGAAGCGTCTCCAGCACGGGGACGCTTCTTATTTTATAAATATTTGAAAAAGCATTTAATAAAATGGCGGAAAGACCTGCACGAAGAAGAAAACCATCAAAGTCTGTTGAACAATTGAAGGCAGAAATTAATGATAGAGAAACAGCAGCGGCCAAAAGAAGGGAGGAAAGAAAGGCATCTAAAAAATCATTAAGTCCTGCTGAAAAATACGAACAAGAAAAAGCAGCAAGAGCAAAAAAAGGTTCATCTGGATATAGTTATTCCCAACATTTGATGGGTGGAAGCGGATCGTCTTCTAGTTTTAATCCTCGTTCAGTTCGTGAAGAAGTTCTTTCATATCTTCTTGATGAGGGTTTTGCATCTGATGAGAAATCTGCAGAAGCAATCATGGGTGCAATGAGTGAAGAGTGGAAGCAGAGTATTGTTGAAGCTAGTGAAGAAGATAAAGCGAGATTACGAAATTATGAGATAAGGTATTATCAAAAACACGGAGGAATGCCCGCTGACCCAGAAAAAAGAAAGCAACTACGGGATGCTGCTCGTAACCTTCCACCTGCTTGAGACCACTTTCCAAACTGGCACATAAGAGGGTTTCACCACCCTCTTTTTTTGTATAATGACTTCATACGCAACAAATCTATGATCGTCCGCCACGAAATCAAGTCTCAACTCGCCAAACTTCTTGCTACTGAAGACCTTGTGGTTGAGCACAAGAAAGTAGAGACTGCCTGCTTTAACGTCCATACTCGTGTGCTGACTCTGCCGATGTGGGAGAAGGCAAGCAACACCGTGTATGACCTTCTGGTGGGTCACGAGGTGGGTCACGCTCTCTATACGCCTGATGAGGATTGGTTGAAGGAACACAAGATTCCACCACAGTTTGTGAATGTGGTTGAGGATGCTCGCATTGAGAAACTGATGAAGCGTCGTTATGCTGGTCTCGCCAAGACCTTCTATAATGGTTACAAGGAACTTGCTGATGATGACTTCTTCCAAATCAAAGATGATAATGTAGAAACTTATAACCTTGCCGACCGTGCAAACCTGTGGTTCAAGATTGGTAACTATGTAGATATTCCTGTTGAGCGTGGTGAAGAAACTGAAATCATCAATCTGATTGCTGATACTGAGACCTTTGCCGATGTTCTGATTGCCGCAGAGGCACTCTATAAGTATTGTAAGCAGAAGCAACAGGAAGAAACAAAGACTTCTCTGGACAATCTTGAGTCGCAGCAGAGCGGTGCTGATAATCAACCTGCTTCTGACTTTACTGACCAGGAGCAAGGTGAAAGTGAGCAACCTGAGTCTGAAGGTTCTGAGGGTTCCCCTTCTTCTGAAGAGAATTCTGAGCAGAAACCTCAACAGCAACCCACGAATGATGGTGGTGAGAAGAATGAAGAACCCGAAGTCAAGACTATGGACTCTCTGGAAGAGGCACTGAAAGAACTTGTGGGTAATGATTCTTCTGAGAATGTTTACCTTGAACTGCCTCAACTTGACTTGGATAAGGTGATTGTTCCAAATGAAGAAATTCATTCTAAGTGCAAGACCAGTTGGGAACTTTTCCTTTCGGAGCGTGAGTACAAGTATGAAGATATCTTTGGTGAAGTTGATAAGCAGTATGTGGAATTCAAGCGTTCTGCTCAGAAGGAAGTCAACTATCTGGTGAAAGAGTTTGAGTGCCGCAAGGCAGCAGATTCTTATGCCCGTGCATCAACTGCCCGTACTGGTGTTCTGGACTGCTCTAAACTGCATACCTACAAGTACAACGAAGATATCTTTCGGAAAGTTACTACTCTTGCTGACGGCAAGAACCACGGTCTGGTGTTCGTTCTGGACTGGTCTGGTTCGATGTCCAATGTGATGCTGGATACCGTCAAGCAACTCTTCAACCTGATTTGGTTCTGTAAGAAAGTTGCGATTCCGTTTGAGGTTTATGCCTTCACTACCGATTATCCTCTAGTAAAGTATGATGAGAATGGTAAGGCAAACATTCGTGAACTTGCCTATAAGAAGAAAGACGGTCTGGTTCAGGTTGGTGAATGGTTCTCTATGATGAATCTTCTCACCAGCAAAGTGAATGCGAACACTCTGGAGGAGCAGATGAAGAATATCTTCCGTCTTGCTAAGTCCTTCTGTTACAATTCTCACTGCTACTATGCTGCTCCTCTTGGAATGGGTCTTTCGGGCACTCCCCTGAATGAGGCACTGATTTCTCTTCATCAAATTCTGCCTAAGTTCCAGAAGGAGAATAAACTGCAGAAAGTTCAGTGTGTGGTTCTGACTGATGGTGAGGGATGCCTTGTGAAATACCATCGTGAGGTTCAACGCCGCTGGGAGGATGAACCTTTTATGGGCACCGCTCACATTGGTTTCAATGCCTTTCTTCGTGACCGTAAGACTGGAATGACTTATTCTTGTGACTCTGAGAAGCAAGAATTCACTGAGGTTCTTCTTCACAATCTGCGGGACAAGTTTACTGATATTAACTTTATCGGTATTCGTGTTCTTGAATCCCGCGATGCTGGTCATTTTATTCGCCGTTATTGTGGATATTATGGTTCGGAATATGATAAGGTGATGAATTCTTGGAAGAAAGAGAAGGCATTTACCCTCAAGAACTCTGGGTATCATTCCTATTTCGGTCTGTCTGCTAGCACTCTTTCTCAGGATTCTGATTTTTCTGTTGCCGACGATGCAACAAAGGCACAAATCAAATCTGCATTTGTGAAGAGTCTCAAAACTAAAAAGATGAACAAGAAAATTCTGGGTGAGTTTGTAGAATTGGTCGCCTGATAAATAAAATTATAAACGTATAAAAAATAAAAATGAATTCGCAACAAGTATCGGACTTAAAACTTCTTTATAATGCGGTGTATGATGAAAATCTTAGAGAGCAAGCGGAAGAATATAACAACACTGTTTTTGATGAGGACATTGTAGAAGTTGCAACAGAGTACTTTTACACTTATGGATTAAACGAAGATGGTATTGACATTTTAATTGAAAAAGTCGGATTAGAAAATTTTGTAGAATTTGTTTATGGTCTTTCTGAAGACCTAACAGTTATTACTGAAGCAAGAGCAGCAAAAAGAAGAAAAGGTGGAGAATCTTATGAGGATGTAAAAGCAAAAATTGATGCTAAAGAAGCAGCAAAGAAAAAAGCAAAAAAAGCAGCACAAGAAAGAACTGAAACTGAAAGAAAAGAACCAGAATCAAAAGGTGCTGATACTGAAGCAAAGGTGCAACAATCAAAGAAAAGACCAATTCGTGATGCTATTGCAAGACAAGTTCTTGCTGGTATGGAGAGACATCGTAAAGCAATGCAACTTGCTAAAGAAACTGGTAAGACAGTTGCAAAGGCAGCAGCAGTTACCCATGAAGCAGGTCGTCGTGCTGGAGAACATGTTAAAAAGCATGGATTAAAATCTCTTGCAAATGAAGAGATTGAAGGAGATCTTTTTGATTATCTTCTTGAATATTTGGTTGCTGAAGGTTATGCGGAAACAAATGAGAATGCCATAAAGATTATGGCAAATATGAGTGAAGAGTGGAAGCAAAGTATTGTTGAAGCAATTGATATGACAAAAACTGATGCTTATAAAAATGCACAAACAAAGGCAGCAACTAAGTTTTATACTACACCAATAAAACCATTACCTCCTTATCAAGCAAGAACTCCTCGTTTTCCAGCATTAACTGTTCCTGATTTCGATTTAGGAACTAATAAACCAAAATCTCCATCAGTTCGTAGAGATGATGGTAGAACTGAAAGACCAGTTCCTCCTAGAACTGAAAGACCAGTTGCACCAAGACAAAAAGGAACTGAAAGTCAAAAACCAAAACCACAAGTAACACCTGCTCAACCAAAACCTGAAGCAACTCCATACAAAGGTCCTGGATATAAGAAAGATACTTCAATTCAAGACATGATTGATAGATCTAAAGAAAGACAACAGGAACCAAAAGCACAAGCACCAAAAGCACAAGCACCAAGACAACCAATTTCTGCTGGTGCTGCTGGTGCTGAAGGTGTAAAGTTTGTAGAAAGAGGATCAAGTTCTGCTGCTGGGTCTCCTGCTAAACCTATTCGTGATAGAATGGTTGGACTATCTCCTAGAGAAAGGGCACAGATGAAAAAATAAATCCACTTTCTAAACTGTCCACTGGGCACCGTCAGGTGCCCTTTTTTATGTGTATAATATGAGAGTTCAAATGAAACACCTAACTACATTATGTCTCGCAAGTCCTCCGTGAACGACGCCCAACTGATTGAATCCATCAAAGAACTGTACGGTTCTGAAATTACTTCTGGTGATCTTAGGGGTTTTTGTGCCTCTCGTGGTCTGAATATTCAGACTGTGACTCGCCGCCTGGAAAACTACAAGACTGGTCGTGGGCGTTGGAATCTAGAAGTGACTCAAGAACGTGTTGAAGAGATTGAGCGTTCTTATCAAGCACCTGCTGCTCTCCCCGCTGTGGAACAAAACCTTATTCCTGATAAAGATGATACCTTCGTCAAGTTTGGTAATTTTAACGATATCAAAAAAATTGTTCAGTCCCGTCTCTTTTACCCTACGTTCATTACGGGTCTTTCGGGTAACGGTAAAACGTTCTCGGTGGAGCAAGCGTGTGCTCAACTTAAGCGTGAAATGATTCGCGTGAACATCACGATTGAGACTGATGAAGACGACCTTATCGGTGGTTTTCGTCTTGTGAATGGTGAGACTGTTTGGCACAATGGTCCCGTGATTGAGGCACTGGAGCGTGGTGCAATCCTGCTTCTGGATGAGATTGACCTTGCTTCCAACAAGATTCTGTGCCTGCAATCTGTTCTGGAAGGTAAGGGTGTCTTCCTGAAGAAAATCGGTCGGTTCGTGAAACCCTCCGCTGGTTTCAATGTGTTCGCCACCGCCAACACCAAGGGTAAGGGTTCTGATGACGGTCGCTTTATCGGCACCAA